CAAAACAGAAAAACTTGTTAATTTTGTGCTAAAAGATATTTTACTAGATACATCTTTGATAAATTTGAAGAAAAATTCTAAGTTCATTTTAAATTTATCTTTATAGTGTGAATCAGACACTCTAATAACTTCTTCTTTATATAAGCCTCTATCAAGTGTCATAGATGTTAATGAAAAATCTTCATCATTGAAATTATTTGATATTTTTTCTAATGAATTTTTAGAGAGAGAAATATAATATCTGTCTTTGTAGACTGTTAAAAAATAAAATAGACTTCTAATTGGTGATAATCTTTTGATTTGACCTAATTTTTTCTTTATCATACTAACTCTCTGATACAATTCCATTTCTTTTTTATATACTGAAAAGAAATAATCATCTCTATATGAATCAACTTCATAGTTTTGGTGAAGGTCTTTTATTTTTTTCATTTGTGCTTTTGTTAAAATTTCTACAGATTGTAATGTTATAGTGTTACAAAATCTAGTCTCATTATAATTTGATTTAATTAAAGCATCAGAATCTGTACCATATAACTTTAATAAATCAAAACGACCATTGAAAATACCACCATGACTGACAGGAATTTTGTGAAGGAAATCAGTGTTTGTCTTTATTAAAGTGTTATCGTTAATTAGATCATTAATGCTATATTGATATATTATGTTAGCCATAATAATATTATTAGATTTTGAATAATATTCTAGTGCTTTCGATAGAATGTAAAGATTATTGTTAGCCCATCCAGAATCATTGATATTTAGTAATATTTTAGCAATGCTTTTCATAGGATTATCATGAATATTTCCTGAGATATTTTGAACTCCAACCATTTCAGAAAACAAAGTAGATATACTGTCTTTTCTTATAGATGACTTCAAAGAAAAGAATTCAGGAATTTTACTAGAAACTAATTTGTAATTATCAATTAAATCTTCTTGAATTACTATAATTTCATTCAGATCATCAGAGTGTACAAGTTGTCTATACTTGTTGTGATCTTTATACATATAATCTATACCTGTCATTTTTGTCAATATATATCTTTTTTCCATTGAAACCAGAACATGAACAAATGATGATATATTATTAAAAATTCCTTGAGGCCATCCTCTTAACATTTCTATAATCAAGTGATCTTTATCATATTTTTTAAAGTGATTATGCATGATATCAATTTTTGCACTATTTTGACTTTTCTTTATTAAGAATTTAAAAGACTTTAATCTTGTTAAACAAAATATTATTAATTTAGCAAGAGGTAAATCAATAATTGATTTTTGATGCATTATTTCAACCATTTTAGTAAACTTATCATACATATCTTGTCCTGACCACTTTGTCATGTCACCATTCAAGAAAAAACATTTTT